GTGGCGGTACTGCTTATGGTGCAGTGACAAAAGGCAGCCGTCCAGTCGCGCCAGGTTCAACTGGTGGCATTAATTACGGCCCTAAAAGCCAATATTAAGGACTGACATAAAATGGTACCATTCACACCCATCGGTCCATCAGTAGTAGTAGACTACACTGATGACTCTACCGACACATCAATCACAATCCAGACTGGCGGCATTGGTATGCCCAATGTGTTGTATTGTGTGAACGAAGACGCTGCCAACATTGTGGCAGTGAGTTATAGTTTCGACGTCAACAACACTAATGCAAGTGTTCCTACAAGCGGTGCCAATGGAGTTGGCGCAATCATTCCACCTTATGGATATGCCCTGATTGCTGTGGCACAAGCACCCAACGCCACAGGCAACATCTATGTCAGTGCCGCTGGTCATTCGCCTACTGGTTCAGTATACATCACACCCGGAGTTCTACTATGAGATTATCAACTAAAAATATGCAAGCCAAAGAGATCAACCAAAAGCGTGGTCCCACAACAGGCAATGAAAACACAGGTTCTAAACGTGCGGACTTTATGGCAGAGAAAGCCAAAACAGGTTCAGAAAAATCAGCCTTGGCCAACATGGTCACTGATGCTGTGGCACGCAGAGGCGAACTCATGCGTTCTGTAAGAGATCCAGCAGTAGAACCGTTGCATGCCAAAACCAATGTTGGTCGTGGTCCTACCAAAGGCAATGCAGCCAAACAACAAAAATCCAGTGCTGCGCGACGCGGTGCCTTGGGTGCTACTTCAGGTTATTAACTAATTCTGAACTGGGCCGCCAGGGTTCAGATACCATTCCGACTGTGTCATGGTACTGGCGGCATTTTATTTGTTTTAGATAAGGAAAGATATGAACAAAAAACCCACCTCAAATGGCGATGCCAATATCTGGGATGATGATGCGCCAGTTGCTGCACCAATCATACCAGCAGAAGAACCATCCGCCAAGTCCGCCAAGTCCGCCAAGTTAACCAAGCCAGAGCCAACTAGTTTTGAACGCGAGTTCGACATTGAAGGCTTGATGACTGATTTCCCCACTGCCAAAGATCTGGAACGATTTGTGTATGATGAAACTGGTATAGTCCTGAACCTAAAAGGTCGTGCCAATAAACTCAAATACCAAATAGCCATGGACACTTTAAACGGTGTGTCAGTGGAAGAAAAATTCATTGGCAAAGACAATCCGTATCTGGACAAAACTGACTTAGTCCCAGAAGAGCCGTTGAAGACTTTGCCTCCGCGTGATCCTGGCATTCCTGATCGCACCCAATTACAGAATGAATTCTTTACAGCCTTTGTGCCACATTCAGATGCTGAATATCACAGCCAAGGTCGCAAGATGCATTGCACATTCAAAAAATACAAGAACGGCATGATTACCTATGAAGTGATTGGTCCTATTGAGCCACGACCTTATGGTGAAAAGATTGACAAATGGGGCAAGGTTAGACCAGAAATTATTCGCTGGGTAGATCCACGCACTGGTGAACAGATTATACAACGCACTGACGGTTCATTCACACCCATTGGTCGTCGCCTTAAAGCCATGATGCAAACTATGAAATACAATACCACCAATCAATGGGTGCGTTATATTGACAGAGACTTCATTAGTTTAGACCATAAAGCAGCCATCAATCCCTGGGACCTAGATGAATAATTCTAATATTCGTGATGGTATCATTCACAATGCTGTGGAAACACGACGTGTGGACGATACCAAGATCATGCAAAAGGTCAATGCTGTAAATCGCGAAGCCTTTACCCAGCGATTTCCCAATCAGATTGAACATCACATGCGATTGATTTCGGAACGGCTACAAGGTTGTTTAACCAAACCACAGGGCTTTGTATTAGACCGTCCTGATTCTTGGCCAGCTTCGGCAGATGAAATCTTTGCGTTAAGTCATGCACTAAAAAACCTAAATGAAGTGCGTAGAGATTGGCGATTACCGGATATTGAATAATGCTTGATCCTACCGTTTTAATGCGGCGGGCCTTGCGTTGGGTGTTGGATACCAATAACATACCATATCAAGCATGGTCTACCATGACCACTGACGCACAACAAAAATTGCAAGACTTGGTCATGGCTGTGGCTGATGATATGCAATATAAACAATTAAAATATTTCAGACCGTTTGAACATCAGAAAGCATTCTTTACAACTGTCAATGATCGTCGCGGTATTTTGGCAGCCAACAGGATTGGTAAGACAGTGTCAACATGTTTTGAAACTGCATACCATCTTACTGGTCAGTATCCAGAATGGTGGCAAGGCAAACGCTTTAACAAACCCATCACTGCAATGGTAGCAGGCGAAGGTTGGAGCCAAGTTGCCCTGGTTCTGCAGCAAGAATTGTTAGGTACGCCAGATGTTAAATTGCGAGAACAATTAGGCACTGGTGCCATACCGCGTGATTGTATCATTCAAGATACCATGCGTGGTGATGGTGCCAATTGTATTGGTGTAGAAATCCGACATATCAGCGGTGCCAAATCATATTTGTTGTTTGCCAATTACACACAAGAGGTTCGACAATTACAAGGTTTCAAATTAAATTTAGCTGTGTTTGACGAACAACCACCAGATGCATTCTTTTCTGAAATCGTCACACGTACCGCTACTACACAAGGCCAGGTGCTGTGTTCATTCACACCGCTTAAAGGCCTTAATGGCCTAGTAAGCAAATTCTGGAATAAAGAAGAAGGCTATGATTATGTGCGAGTGGCCTGGGACGATGTGCCAGAATACGATCCATGGGGTGAACCATTTCTGCTAATGGAAACACGTCGCCAACTGGAACGAGATTATCTGCCACATGAGCGCGAAGCTCGCATGCAAGGTAAACCTATTATGGGCAAAGGTGCTGTGTTCCAAATACGCACATGGCCAACATATGCACCAGGTGAAATTAATTTCCGCAATATGCCAAATATACAACGCGTAATTGCACTGGATTTAGGTTTGGTTAATGACAAGACCGTAATCAGTCTTGTGTATTGGGATCCGTATGAAAGAGAAGCCTGGCTGCATAAACAAATCGTAGTGCAAGGTGTTGAAGAAGCAGTGCCCACTCAGTACATCAATCATCTGCTACGACCAGAAGTATTTGGTACACCAATTGTGCTGCCTGCTGATGCCAACACACAAGGTCGCTATACAATGAGTGCTAGTTCAATACGCGAATTATTTGAAAGTTATGAATTAAATGTAATGCCAAAAGCCATTATGAATCCACCAGATTCTGAAGGTCGTATAACCAATCACAAAAGCTACGGTATCAACCAAATGCGCCAGATGTTAGAAATTGGTAGTTTGCATGTCAATGAAAATTGTATAGATTTTTTACGCGAAGCACAGAATTATTATGTGGACACACAAGGCAGATTCAGTGACCCAGATGACTGTATTGATTCAGCAAGATATGCTATATTAGCATGTCTGCAAGGTATTGCAGAACCGTGGGATAACCGTTCACCACAACAACGAATGGCTGCACAAAGAGATCGCTATGTGCAGAGAGATGAATCTTTAAAACCAGCGTGGAAACGCTCATACTCAACAGAATAATGAACACACCCGAACCAAATACATTTGCTCAAGCAAAACTCTATATAGGCACACGACTAATGTTGTTGTGCCATCGCCATGCTTTGGCTTTGGTAGACTTGGCGGATGGCAACGGTGTGAAATTAAAAATAGAACCGTTGGAAATAGAAGATTTTGGCCAACAGTGTCGTGCTTGCATGGCAGCTGAACCAGAACCAAATATTATATTAACGATTTAAAACCGTAGATCTCCCTTGCAAGAATCTATGAAGTTTAGGCCCACATGGTGTGGGCTTTTTTACAACCATAAAAAATAACATTCTACGCAAATGGTATAAATAAAAGCAATACCACCAAACGGCATTTACATTGTGAATGCCAGGTGTTATAATAAACTTACTAACGCAAGTTAGTGCAAACCTTACGGAGCAAACTAAAATGGCAATACCAATCGGCACACCGGTGCAAATCAAACCTGAATACCAAGATCCAGGCGACGACAAATACATCTGGCATACTGTATCAACTGACGAAAAAGGTCGCGTTGATATTCAAGCCAAAAATTCCAATTTAACATTTAAACCAATCTACACAGTATATGTGAGTTGGTTGAAAGCAGTCTATGAATAATCCAATACACGATATTAAAACCATGATGAACCATTATGGGTTCAAGCCAGAACAGCTAACACCTGAACGGCTTAAATTTCGTTTGTCTCTTCTAGCAGAAGAAACCAACGAATTACACACAGCAGTTGAATCAGCAGATGCCGCAGAAGCAGTTGATGCATTGATTGATATTGTTGTTATCGCACTAGGCACCTTACATCTTGCAGGAGTTGATGTAGAAAAGGCCTGGCGAACAGTGCATACCGCAAATATGCAAAAACTGAAAGGCACAAAGCCTGGACGTCAATCCGATGGTTGGGATTTATACAAACCATTAAACTGGGTTGAACCAGATCACAGCGACAACACAGGCAAATTTGCCACATACCTTAAGGAGAATACCCAATGACAATGTCTTTTAACCGCATCGTGACCAAAGCACGAAAAAATGTAATACAAGATTATGATTACACCAATATTGACCGTGATGCCACACAAGATTTAATTGTGTCTATTGCAGTTTTAATGGATCGTGTGTTTGAAACGCCAAACCAAGATTTTGAAACATACGTGCAACAAAACCCAGTTGATGCAGAAGACGATCCAGCAGAAATGTTTGATCGTATGTTTGATGCAGTCAATCCAGAAGCCATGACAAAATATCAAAAACAGTTTTATGATTTTGCTGGTATTAATACACGAGCTATTTTTAAATGGTATCGTAAAAACCACGGTTCAGTTAACCTATCACCAAAACAGCTTGAATGGTATCGCCGTTGGTTCACTAAACACACAGTTGGTCATGCGTGTTTATACCCAGAACAAAACAAAGTAATCGTGCCAATTTTTAAAGGAGTAAAACCATGACATGTGAATATCAACAATCTACAACATACCAAGACGGTGCTGCAGCCGTTCTATTAGAATGTGCTGAATTGCTAGAACGCAAAAGCCAAGACTACAATTCAAACGGTATTGACCGTGATGATTATTATCTGTATGGTCGCAAATCGCTAATGACTATGATTCATACCAAAACACTACGGTTGCGGTCTTTAATTGATCAATGCCCAACTGATGTAAATTTTGAAAGCATTCAAGATACACTAAAAGATTTGGCAAATTATTCAGCCATTTGGATTGATTGGGAGCGACGTCATGTTAACGATTGATAACATACGTCAAGAATTTAAAGATTTATTGGCTGCTGGTACAACCGTTGAAGACAAGACCGGTGTGAAAGTATTAGAAATCACACCAGCTTGGTTCTTGGCTGACCAACCTACCATCTTTGGCACAGTCAATGAAGATTATGTACGACGCGAATTGGCCTGGTATGATTCACAATCACTTAATGTGAAAGACATTCCTGGTGGCACACCGGAAATTTGGCTTCAAGTGGCTGACGATATGGGTCGTATTAACAGCAATTATGGTTGGTGCATTTACAGTCAAGAAAACTGGCGCCAATATTACAGTGTGTTAAAAGAATTACGAACACAACCTACATCGCGTCGTGCAGTTATGATTTACACACGACCATCAATGTGGCATGATTACAACAAACTTGGTCGCTCTGATTTTATGTGCACCAATGCTGTTCAATACACAATAAGAAACAACCTTTTACATGCTCATATACAAATGAGATCTAACGATGCTGTGTTTGGCTATAAAAATGATTATGCCTGGCAAGCTGAAGTTCTACGCAGATTGGCTGCGGACCTGGAAATTGAAACTGGCAATATCTATTGGTGTGCCAGTTCCCTTCATATATATGAAAGACACTGGAATTTAATAACATGACAGACCATACAAAAAAACTTAAAGAATTAATCGCAGAAATAGAAGCCAGGAACAAAACACCTGAAGGTAAACTGGCACAAGTAAACTCAATGTTGTACAGAATGTTTGAAATGTACGTTGATTGTGGTTTTACTGATGAACAACGCCATAAATTCGGCCTGGCATTAAAAGACCAATTTGAAATTATGGAAGAAATGTATAACGATACTGTGCATTAACCAATATGAAATTTGCTATCTTACTTGCCAAAGGTATCGAAGGCTGCGGTGTGACCTAATACACCGCAGAGC